AAACTACACACTCTTAAACGACGATTGGAAAAAAGAATGTTCCGAAATGGAAAATGCTTATAACGCAAAGTGCGAAGCATACGAAAGACAAATAAATGTCTTAAAGCAGATGTTAGAAAAGGAAAGAGGTGAGAAGTAATGACTATTAACCCTATTTTGTTTGGCGTGATAATGACGCTTTTTGTTATTGAAACAATAATAATTGGCTTAGTAGTTGGCACAGTTATTTATTGTGCATTTAAACAAATGTAGGAGGGCAATGTTATGGACTTATTAAAAGAATGTTTTGACTTGCACCGTGAAATTCGAGAAATTGACGAAAAGATTGAAGAAATCGAAGCAATTTTATATACACCAAAATGTCAAGACTTATCAGGTATGCCGAAAGGCGAGGGAAACGGTGAAAGTATCATTGATAAGTTGATAACGAAAAAAAGCAAGCTTGAACAAATGAAGTTAAACGCAACAAAGGCGTTAAGCAACAAATGGGCTATTGTGGAAAAGGCTTGCAATAATGCTCACATAAGCAATGCAGAAATTATGCTGTTGATGTATCGGTACTATTACGGTCTATCTTGGAAAGCTGTAACAAATAAAATGCGTGATTATGCAGGGCAAGAGTGGAACGAAAATAAAACTTTTCGTGTTCACCGTATTGTATTGTGCAAAATCAACAAAGAAATCGAAAAATCAGCGTAAATTATTGTAAATGATGTGCATTGAAAAAAAGTCATTATTTAGATAAAATAATATTGTGAAATAATTTAATGTGTTTCACTGTAATTCGTTTGAATTTTACCTTTCGCACAGAGCCGTCCTTTTGGGGCGGCTTTCGTGTTTTATACGAGAATGAAAAGGAGGGCTACACTTTGGCAAAGAGCAAGGGCAATATTGACAATTTGAAGCCCTTTAAAACCGTGGAGCAAGCGAGAGAAGCAGGACGAAAAGGCGGTAAAAAGTCACAACAGGTACAAAGAGAGCGAAGAAAAGCAAAAGAATGTTTAAATATGATACTTTCACTTGATGTTACAGGCGAAAATAACAAAAAATTTATGTCACAGCTTGGCATTAAGGACGAAGAACAACAAAACATAATGCTTTTAATGGCTCGTATGTATGTAAAAGCAGCAGCGACAGGCGACGCAAGTGCAATAGCAAAGATACTTGAAATAGCGGGCGACTTGGAAGCAAACACCGCCGAAAAGTCAGCACCCACAATCAATATCAGCGTTCAGCCTGCAACTGAAAAAGATGTTGAGGATATGGAGTAAAGCTATAAGGAGGTGAGAATATGGCACAGAATAAATACGGAAGCAGACAGACACCTATGCAGTCACGAATTGCAAAGGCAACAGGTCAGTCAAGAGGTATGGCGGGTGTGTTTGGTCGTACTCGTCGTGACGCTTATAACGGCTTTAGAAGAAAGTCTAACGGCGGAATGGGTGGTTAATAATGAGCAATTTATTATTTGACCCCATTAAAACACAGGCAAGCGTTACAGATAGCGTACTTGTCGGCTTTAGTGGCGGTAAGGATAGCATAGTAACGCTTGATTTGTGCGTTAAGTATTTTAAAAATGTTGTGCCGTTCTTTATGTATCTTGTACCCGATTTAGAATTTCAAGAAAGAATGTTAAAGCGGTATGAGAATAAATACGGCATAGAAATTATTAGACTGCCACACTTTGAGTGTTCAAACTTCTTAAAGTATGGCAGTTTTACAATGTTTGACCCTAATGTTGATATTGTAGGCATTACAGACACTTACGAATATTTAAGGCAGAGAACGGGCATACATTGGATAGCAGCGGGTGAGCGTTGCGCCGATAGTATTGTGCGTAACGCAATGATTAAGCAGAGCGGCAGCATAGACTATAAGCGAGGACGCTTTTACCCTATTGCATATTGGAACAAACAAGAAGTATTACAGTACATCAAATACAAGAAACTGTATTTAAGCCCCGAACAAAAGAAAATCGGCTTTTCTTTTCGCAGTTTGGCAGGGTGTGAGTTGGCAACAATCAAAAATATGTACCCCGCAGACTATGAAAAGATATTAAAGGTTTATCCGTTTGCAGGTGCAGCAGTAGAAAGATTTGAGAAGTACGGCAAGTAAAGTAGGTGATTGAAATAGCACAAAGCAAATATCAAAAATTCAAGATTGAAACAATCAGCAGGTCAGATATTAAGAACGCCGATTACAACCCACGCATTATGGATAAAGAAGCAAAGAAGCGATTAAAAGCAGGCTTGAAGAAGCACGGGCTTGTATCAACTTTGACTTGGAATAAGCGAACGGGCAACCTTGTAGGCGGTCACCAAAGGCTTGAACAGTTAGACGCTTTAGAGCGTAACAAAGATTATACACTTGATGTTTGCGTGATTGATGTTGACGAACAAGAAGAAGCAATATTGAATGTGCAGTTAAACAACCCGTCAATGCAGGGCGATTGGGATTTAGACGCATTAGCCGATATGACAGAGCAATTTGACATTGACTTTGACGATATGGGCTTTACTAAACTTGATGTGGACTTTATGTATGACGGTGACGAGAAGTTTACACAGCTATTTGAAACACCCGAAGCACAAGAAGTCAAACAAGGGCTTGAAGAAGTCAAGGCGGCAAGGCAGGCGGGCAAAGAGCGTATGCAAGATAAGAATAACATTAACTTTTATTCTATCATTGTTTTTGAGGACGAAAAGCAACGCACCGATTTTTACAAGAAAATCAGCACGCCACCGAGTGAGGAATATTTGACTGTTGATAAAATAATGCGAATAGCAAAGTAAAAGGGCGGTTATTATACCGCCCTTGATGTTGTCTTTTTGGGTCTTTTTGATGTTGTATCTTTATATGTCAACTGTAATGTGCACCCGTTCAAATCAGCGTATATATAGCGGCTGTTGAAACGGCTCACATTCAATTTTAAGCCTTTGGGCAATGTACCATAGCCCTGAATATAAATGTCATTTGCAAGTGTTGTTGTTTTCATTTTCAAGCCCCCTTTTTTTAAGCTACTAAACGGTAATCATAGTCAACAAATACAAAAGTATTGCCGCCGCTTAAAATCTCGCCTGTACGCTCGTCACGGTCGTAATTTTCGTATTTCATTGCTATGCTTTCAATCTCTTTTTTGTCAATGGCTAATTCTTTAATATTTACCCAAATTGCATAGCCGTCATATCTAACACCGACACGGCGGTTATTGTAGCCGTGTTCTTTTAATTCTTTGCGAATTGCTGCAAGTCTTTCATCATCTGTCATAGTATTTACCTTTCAGCGATTATAGCCCGTCGGCTTTATTTCTTATCTTTGTATATATTGTATCACAAAAGTGCTATAAAATCAATAGTAAAATAGTAAAAAAATGCACAAATATCAATACAAAAGTTTGTGCATTATGTCAATTGATATTATAACACATTTGTGATATTATATAAATGTAATGAGGGGCAAGCAATAATAAATAGCCCCCATACAGAAAGGTAAATAAAATGTTTAGTGTTGATAAAAGTATTGCAAGTAAGTTGCCAAAGTGGGCGGCAGAAAGAATGATTGACCTTGATAAAAACGGCAATTATTCGTATATGATGAAAGCGTTAGAAAGCGACGAAAATCAAGAATATGTACAAGGCTATGCAGATAGCCTGAACGAATTGAAATGGCAGTTGGCACAATATAAAAAAGACCATAGCCGATACGGCATTGACTACTAAAAACGCAGAGCGACGAAAAGGGGGCTACAAGCCCCCACAGGCATTAGAGAGGTAAAAACAATGAAAGAGTATATTTGTAGATTAGTTAATTATGAGGGCTTTATAGTAGACGGTGCTTTCGTTACCGCAAAGAATAAAAAAGAAGCATTACAAAAGTATTTGATTATGCACCCATACGCTAAAACCGATAAATGCGTATATGATAAATACACAGTTGAAAGAGCGTAAGAGGGGTAATAATTATGGTAAGAGCAAATGACACATTTGAGGGTACAATAAATCACGAAATTTTCAAGTTAATAATGATTTATAGTGACGGTGCTGTTACTCTTATTCAAACAAGTAACGGCAATAAAATCAATACAACAAAAAATTATATTGAATATATGTTACATTCAGGCGGTTTCATATATTAGCAAAGACAATAGACAAAAGGCGATTGCAAATGCAGTCGCTTTTTTTGTGTTGTTAATGATGTAAAGGGCGGTGGTAAAAATAGATATTGATGTAAAGATAAACCCCGTGTATTTCCCGTATCTTGATAAACCGCAATTTGTGCAGATATTTTACGGCGGCTCGTCAAGTGGTAAATCTTATTTCAACGGACAAAAGATTGTACTTGATAATATGCACGGCGTTAATTGGCTTTGCTGTCGTAATGTTGCTAAAACAATGCGTAACAGTATATTCAATGAGGTAACAAAGGCAATAATCAAAATGAATTTGAGCGAGTATTACAGAATAAACCGCTCGGATATGGTTATTACTAACACCCTGAATAATAAACAAATACTATTTGCGGGGCTTGATGATGTTGAAAAAGTCAAGTCAATTACACCGATTGAGGGCGTGCTTGAAAGGATATTTGTAGAAGAAGCAACAGAGATAAAGTACGCTGCCTACAAGCAGTTGACAAAGCGTTTGCGTGGTTATAGCGAACACCGCAAAGGCATTATTTTAGCATTTAACCCTATCTTAAAATCGCATTGGATATATCAAACATTTTTCGGCGGTTGGCAAGACGACAAGAATTGTTACGAAGATGATAATTTACTAATCTTAAAGACCACCTACAAGGATAATTTGTTTTTGACACCCGAAGATAGAGAGCAATTAGAGAATGAGAGCGACCCATATTTCTATAATGTGTATTCACTCGGTAATTGGGGCATACTCGGAAACATTATCTTTAAGAATTGGCACACAGAGGATTTAAGCGAACAATCAAAGACTTTCGACCATTTATATTATGGTTGCGACTTTGGTTATTCCTCCGACCCTAATGCTTTGATAAAGGTACATATTGATAAGACCCGCAAAAAGATTTATATACTTGATGAATTTTATCAAGCGGGAATGAATGATGATGAACTCGTGAGGGTATCACGCAATTTTGTTAAAGACGATTATATCACCTGCGATAGTGCAGAGCCGAAAACGATTGACTATTTAGCAAATCACGGTGTAAATGCTACGCCTGCCGTAAAGGGTGCGGATAGTATCAACCGTGGTATAAGGTGGTTACAAACATACGAAATAATTGTTGATGTGCGTTGTCAAAATTTCAAAAATGAGATAGAGCAATACCATTGGCAAGAGGATAAGTACGGTAATGCAATGGCAAAGCCTGTTGACGCAAACAATCACCTTTTAGACGCTTTGAGATATGCACTTGAACAAGAGATGTTAGAAGCAGAGGTAGAGGCAGGAATAAGAATATAATGTGTAATCACAATTTTGTAACTGTTAATGATGTAAGAGTATGTCAAAGGTGCGGTATGACCGTTACTTTTGATAATAAAGTGCTATTTGATAGAAAAATAGCAAACTATAAACCTAAAAAGAAGAAGCGAGGCAAGAAATGGCAAGGAAAATAACTGAATTATATCCCGATTTTACAGCTTTTATTGATGAAATTGACAAAAACGGTATAACACCCGAATTGTTAAGCAAGATTATCAATAAACACAGAGGCAATGCACTTTACAACAAGAAATTGTATGACCGCTATATGACTATGGACGGTGGCGTGCCTATCTTTAAGCGTGAGCCGAGATTTGAAGAAGAAGAAAAGCCGATAAATAACAAAATCAACAATGACTTTTTTAGTGAAATTGTAGATTTTAAGACAGGCTATTTTGCAGGCAGACCGATTACATACAGTTACGGACAGAATGACGAGGCAGAAGAAGCAACGGGCGGTAAAGAAGCAGTTGAAAAGGCTACAAAGGCACAGAGCGACTTTGTAACCCGTAACAATATGTACGGCGTGGATATGGAAACAACGAAGTTTGCAAGCATATATGGTTATGCGGGCAGGCTTTTTTATATTGACACAGAGGGCAACGAAAGAGTAATGCCCGTACACGGCTTTGAAACTATCATTTTGTCCAAAACTGATATATCCGAGCCGAAATATGCAATACGCTATTATCCTGTATGGGATATAAACAATGTAAAGTCGTGGGTAGTTGAGTTTTACGACAATGAAAACATTTATACATACAAAGGCTATCTATCCAAATTAGAGCAGGACGGTGAGCCTAAACCGCATTTGTTCGACTTATGCCCGCTGCAAGGCATAGCAAACAATAAAGAAATGTTGGGCGACGCTGAAAAAGTGCTATCTTTGATTGATGATTACGACAAAGTGTTGTCGGATAATTCAAACGAGGTTGAAGCGTTCGTACACGCTTATTTGATTTTTGAAAATCTAAAGATAAATGACAAAACAATAAAAAAAGGTCAAAAGAGTGGTTCTTTTGTATTCCCACCAACAGGAACACAGCAGGG